CTTCGCCCGCATTTAGGGGGCTCGGTTTTGTGCGCCCTTTTTCGGAATGGTACTTAAATTACAATGTTTCAACCTTATACTCCTTCCTTATGCCCCGGGAATTTCGCTCGCGGGGGTGAATGTCTTGGTGGAAATGTTGAACTCGCCGACAACGGCGTCGCCAATCGCGTTCATATTGCCGTCGATACTCATGATCTCACCGCCTGCGCCCGTAATGCCGGAAATCTCAAATCCTACGCGGAATTTGCGGGCGTAGTAGGTATTCTGCTTTTCCGGGATGGGCTGGTACAGCCGAACACGGAAATAGTCTGCTTCGACACCCAGCTTCTGTTCCTCGCCAATATCACGGATGAACTCGACGACCTTGTTGTCCTTGTACAGGTCCGCAGTGATTGGAAACTGCGTCTGATAGCCGGTAGTCAGCGTAGTGGCGGATTTGTCGGCAGTGTAATGCTTCTGTGTGGTCTGAGCATTGGGGTTCTCGTCGATGGTCTCAAACACACTCATAACACGGATGTCGGGTGTTTCGCTGTTGCCGATATCCAGATAATCAGCAACAAGGTTACGGGTCACAACAGTGCCCTTGGATTCAGCCATAATTCTTTACCTCCTGAAAGTATTGTAATCTGCACTGGATTTGGTATTTCCCCTCGGTCGGACCGGCGGCGAACAGATAACCAGTGCTTTGTGCTTCGATGATTTGCGGTATCATGCCGGCGGGGAGGGATGGTAGTGCGCCGGTGCGGGTCTGCTCATCCAGCCATTCGGCCAGAGCTTCAAAGAGGCCGCAGTTGGCAATGTTTTGGAGTACATCGGATGTGTAGTCGGTCAACAGCCTGACAACAAATAAATATTGCCGGATGCTGTCGCCGTTCGTGTACCGTTTTACGATGCGTGTTGCGGGAGTAGTATCAATGGAATATTCCACGTCGGCGCCGCGGCACTCCGCGGGCAAGTAATCAACATTGATTTTACCCGCAGCCATAACAGGGCACTGCATAAAATAATCCCACAAGGCCCGGATGACAGCTTTTTCTTCGGTATTTTCGATCACTTTTTGCCTCCTGCTATTTTTGCGGCGCCGCGAAGAATTGCGGTTTTGTGGTCGGCTTTCATACGCTCGAACCACTTTCCGCCGCGTCGAGGGTCGTAAATACGTGACGGAGCGGTTGCATCTTGGGCTCCGGCGTAAGGCGCAATATAGTTCACTTCGCCCGAACCGACTACGGTGCCGAGTTCGCCGGAACGGATAAGCATACCGGTATCAATGGGCATGTACGGAGCATCCAGGCGCAGAACCTCGCTGTCAACAAACTTCTGCGCACTGGAAAACTTCTCCGTAAACTCCGTGCCAAAGCCTTTATTCCACTCCAGAATAGCCGTTACTTTTCCGCTTTTTGAGGCTTGGGTGTAGAGGCTTCCCCGGGGAGTATCAATTTTGAGTTTGGGGTTTGCCATTTACTTGCCCTCTATCCGCCAGTGCTGCATGTGGTTCGGCCCGCGCCGGTTGTCCGCCACAGACGTTACGAGAAAGGACGCTGCAGCAGCCCTGCGCGCCTTTTGCGGGTCGTCGAAGTCAACCCGCCCGCGGATGATAATATCGCCGCTGGCAACAGCTGCAGCCGCCCTCGTGAAGATACGAACGGTATAAGCGTCCGCAGTATTGAGGCCGTTGTCGCCAACCGTGGCCGCCTGGCGGCCGTGCCAGCTTACCCCCTCGTACTGAGCATGCGTCCAGACATCAATGCGCTTGGTGGGGTCATATTCTTTGTGATACAGCGTGATATCTGCATTGCGGACCATTCAGCACATCCCCCTATACAAAAGACCGTAGCGGTCGGGGCCCAGCGCGTCAGAAAGTATGCTGTACAGCGTGTGCCCGGCAGTACGTGCCAGCTCGGTGGGATTCATATAGCTTTCGATATAGCCGTCCACATTCACACTGGAAAGCCCGGGGGCGGCTATCTTTGCAGCGGCCAAACGCTGCATCACATCAGCCATCTGGGCGCAGGCGTCGGCCAGCTCCGTTTCAAGATCGGCGGCGTGGCCCTCGGCACGGCCGAGGGTCAGCTCGTCGATTTTTCGGGATGCACGCGGCCCCCACAAGCCATACTGCTCTGCGCTCATAGTACCACCCATGGCCGAGTAAGTGTCATAATCACAGTACAGCATAGGACACCTCTCAGCCGCCGCTTACAGCGGTCTCGATGCGCTTGATGTACAGCGTCTGGCCTTTGGATACCTTCGTGCCAAACACCTTGCGGCCCTGCACTGCAGAGGCGCCAATGTATTTGCCGGAGCCCGCCAGGTCCTGCTTATGCACGGGTATCTGCCACTCCATCACGCGGTGGCACCAGTTGGGATGGCCGCAGATAAACTCAGTCGTGGTTTCTTTTCCCGACGCGAAGGTTTTGTCTTTGTACAGCATGTTATTGCTTTCAAATACGTTGAACCCAGCGATGCGGCCCACGACGCCCTGTTTTACCAGCTCTTGAGAAAGATCGCCCTGCTTGACGAACAGCGGGTCCTGCATCAGAACTTCCAGATATTCGGGCGCAGCGATCATCCAGCGGCCGGTATTGGGTACGCCGCAGCGGCTCATTGTGCGCTTGGCGGCCAGTGCCTCTTTGTAAGCGGTGGAGGCTGTACAAGCCGTTTTCGTTGTGGAAATATTGGCGTTTTCCGCAGCTTCCAGCGTTTCAATGCTGGTTGTGTCAATGACTTCCGCCAAGGCATAGCCCGCGCTGTCCAGACGCTCGGCTACGATGCCATCCGGCACGGCGCTCGCTTCGTATCCGTCGATCAGCTCGTTCACAGCGACATCGTTGTCGATATCCAGATCAAGATATGTGGTGCCGCCAGCCTTGGGGGAAAGCCCGTTTGCACGGTCGTATTTGGAAACCTCCACCTCAGTGTCGCGCACCGGGATCTTCACCTTGCCTGCCTTGGGATTACCCTCATAGCGGTTATTGAAAATGAGGTTGTCTTTCGTTACCAGCGTGTTGCGCAGCTTGGCGTCCACAAGAGGGGAATATCGGTCCTGAAGGGTATGCGTATTAGTAGGTCCTGCCATATTGATTCACTTCTCCTTTTTTACAGTTTGAGGTCAGGATTGAGCGCGGCAAAAGCAGCGGTCACGCCGTCAGACGGTGCGGCACTGCCGCCCTGCCCGTGTTCTGCACCGGTATCGACGTGTACGCCGGTGCCGTCCTGACCGGGGTTTGTATCCGTGGTGTCAAACAGCCACGGGTCGGATTTTTTCAGAGCTTCCAGCTGATCGTCAAATCCCAGCAGCTTGTCGCCGTCCAGCTTTACAGCGTCCAGGTCGAGCAAAGCGCGTGCGGCCTTGCCGCTTTTCGCCTTGCTGTTGGCGAGCGCGATGTCGATGGCGCTGGCCTTGCGCACGGCCGCGATATCGGTGTCGTATTTGGTCTGTAGCGTGCTCAGCTGATTTTTAAGGCCCTCTACATCCTGGCCGTCAAATTTTTTTGCGGCCTCCTGCAACTCCTTGATCGTGTCATTCGCGGTTTTCAGCTCATCGTTTTTGCTGTTGAAATCAGCACGGGCCACAAACCCCTTGCCGATCTCGGCGCTGATCTGCTTGTCGATGTCCTCGGTGTAGTGGTCGCCGAGGATGGTTTTCAACCACTCCAGCATAAAAACTCCTTTCAACCCGCCATCCTTTTTTATCCGGCCAGTCCCGGTATGTGCGGGGCGCGTATTGTATCCCCGGCGCAAGGGGTAGTATGGAGCCCTCCCCGGCCTCGTGCAGCTGGTTAGGGCATAACAAAAGGCCCGTCGCCGAGGCGTGGGCCTTGTGCTATTGAATTTGAGGAAATTCTTTCATTCGTTGTCCAGATTTACAGACGCATAACGGCATGCGCCATCGCGCCAGGCCCCGCACTCTTCCCCTGCGCATGGCAGCGGGATAAAGTCTACCCGTATCTCATAGGCGTAGCTGCTGATATTTCCACTTTCGTCCAGCTCATTTTTCTGCTTGTAGCGCTGCACTTCGCGCGCCCGGTTATATGGGCACATTTTCGGCATAATGTCCTCTCCTTTCCCGAAAAATGGGCATGAAAAAACCACCGCCTCGTGGGTGGTGGTTTAGTCCTTATATTTTTCGCAAATCTCAATAAATCGGCGCTTCTCTTCCGCCCAAAGTGCACGACGCTCCGGAGTGTCAATAACGCCGCGGCTGGGAAGTTTATGCTTTTTTTTGTACGCAGCTACAATTTCATCATCTCTGCGGGTCATTTCTTTCCCCAGCGCAAGAAGTTCCGCCTTTTTCTCTTCAGCTTTACTCACCTTTCCCACCTCGTATAGCAGTTGATTCCCAAGATTCTACAGGTTTCCTCAATCAAACAATGCTGACGCAAATCCTCATAATCGGAATAGTCGGGCTTACATCGGATTTCTAAAATATCCTGTAGTCTTTCTCCGGCTTCCGCCCTCGCCTTATCCCACATTTCCCACGTAATGCCTTCCGGGCGTTCAAAGCGATAGCGGTATTTATAGTCTACGGCCTCCATCACGGCGGAGCCGTCTTCAAAAAACGCGGGCATGTCCACATCTGTGCTGAACGAAAACTGCGTGCTGCCCGGAGGGTGCGTATGGATGTTCCAGCTCCCTTTCAGTTTATCACCCAAATAGGAACAGTCAACCCCTTTGGGGCTGTTGTCTGTCATAAAGTGTACTTCACCGTCCCGGGTGATCACCAGCATGTTTTCCACAGGGGAATAAGCGTATTTTTTACAGAAGGCTCGGGCCAGCGCTTCTTTCACCTGTGTATCGGAGGGGTCGATCCCCCCCAAAAACTGATGTACAGATTCTCCTTTTTGCCCGGCATTGCCGCCGCTCCCGCGTGCAAACACTTCAGTCTGCCCTGTCCCATCATACCGCTCTCTCCAGTAATCCCGCCGCAGAACGTCCCCGTGTTCGTCCACGAACTCGCGCACATCCTTCTGCGCGGCCCGCACGGCCCGGCGGTATCCGGCCGCCTTTTCCGGCTCCAGCGTGCCTTCTGCCAGCCGCTTGTATTTGCGCACCCGGCGCTCCAGCTCCCGCTGCCTTGCCTCCAGCCTCGCCGTGCGTTCCACCGCGGCCCTATCCATTGGTTCGGGCCTCACGCTCACGCCCTCTACCCATGTTGTCAAATGGTGGCGGCAGTTGGGGTGGAACAGCCCGGCCCGCACCGCCACGCTCAGCAGCGGATAGCTGCGGCCGTTTCGGCTGTACCCATATGTGCCGCCGAAGTTCCTGCCGCCGCCACGGTATGGCTGCCACACGTCGTCGATGTATACGAGCCCCTGCCAGGGCAGGCATGTCTCACTGCATCCGCCGTACTGGCTCACCAGCACCGTGTCGATGTTCATGCGTTCGCGCAGCTGCGCCTCGCCCAACAGCATGGCCCGGGTGCTGTTCGTCCGCAGCGCCATTTCAGCATAGGACGCAATGTTCACCATCCGGCCGTTCTTGTACCGCACGCAGTTGATGCCCTGCGCCAGAAAATCCTTTGTTGCAAGGTCCGTGGCCTGCTGCACCGTCATGCCGCCCGCATCCAGCGCCGCAGCTGCACGCAGGATCGTTTTGCGGTACACATCGTCCATATACCGCAGCGCCGCGCGCTCCACCCTGGCCTCGCTGTGCGCGATCCCGTCGATCAGCGCATCCAGCTTGCGGGCATTGACGCCGAAAAAAGCACCGGCGCTGCCGTCCGCCTCCGCAAACTGCCGGCGCATCAACGCGCGTGTCTCCGCATCGATCTGGTCGGAATATTCAGCCATGATCGACTTGTTTTCACGCCGGAAACGCTGCAGGCTGTGCAGCTTCTCGGCCTGCCATGCGGGCCAGTCGAAACCCTCGTCCTTTTCCTCGGCTTTATGCCGCGCAAGGTTGCGTTTGAGAGATGCAATCAGCCGAAGCTCCAGGTCCTCAAACAGTGCGGCGATCTCCCGGGCCGTCATACGGCGTCATTGCCCGGAATATCCGTATCCTGCCCGGCCGGCAGGCTTTCCACGATACCGGGTTCAGGTGTATCCTCGATGCCGCGTTCGGTCAGGATGCGCTGCACCTCCGCTCGCTTCCAATCGTCGTCCTTGCTTGCCCCCCAAAGCTCGTCTACCTGCGCCTCCACGCTCATCACGCTGGCAGTGGCCGCACTGGCAATGGTCTGCACACGGCTGTCAAAGTCCGGTGCGCCGTATTCACCGAAGGTCACCTTCGGCTCATATGCACCCGCCTGGTTTGAGTGCATCAGGTCATACGTCATCAGCATGGAACACACCACCTGCGGAAGCACCTTTTCCAGCGCATCCGTAATGGCATTTCGTGTCATGCCTGTAATATCTTTCTTTTCGCGCTGCGCCTCGGCGCTGCTCATTTTTCCGACGTCGATTCCAAGCGTGGCCGGGCTCACAATCCCTTGCAGACACATATTCAGCGTGGCGGCATAGCTTTCCACAAACGCATCATAACGGATCTCGGGCTGCACGGTGTCGATCTGTGCCGTGGCGTTTTCCTTGTTTGAACTTTGCACCTGTATAAAGTTTGTGCCGAAGCTGTCCACGCTGCGCAGCTTTCCGGTTTCCGGGTCGCGGGGGATCATGTCCTCGGGGATATAATTCTTCACGCGCCCATGCCTCACCGCGTCGATCCACTGGCTTATTACTTCGTCATGCGCGTCAAAGGCGTCGGTCTTGCCGTCAAACACGCTGCGCCCGCGCCCCGGGTACCGCTGGCTTTTGAACACACACAAGGGTACGGCCAAAGGAAAAGCGGCGTCATAATGCACCGGCTTGTAGGCGGAAAGCTCCGGCACACGTCCCAACGGCACAACCTTCTCGCCCTCCCAAAGTTCATAGCGGATGCTTCCGGGCTCGTAAATCTCCCGCAGCTCATATTCTGCCCCGCCCTCGTGATACAGGCTCTTGAATACCACACCCGTTATACGGCCGTGCCTCCGGATAAAGTCTACACGGTCTCCCGTCCAGAACTCAAGCAGCGGATACTCGCTCACATGCGGATCTATGCTAATCTTAAAAGCCCCGTCACCAATGGCCAGCACGCCGGATACTGCGTCGCCTATAATTTCTTCCCAGCCGCAATCCCTCGCGATGTCCGGCCATACACCGGCGCCGTCCGGACTTTCAAAGTCCACATCATTGAGGTCGCTTTTGACTAAGTATGCCAGCGTGTCCACCAATATGGCCGGGATGCCGCTGTGCGCCTTGCGCACGTCGCTCGTGGCCGGCGCGGCGGCCCAAAACCGGGCGCATCCAACCGCGTCCTGCCCCAAGGCCTTGAACAGCTGCTCGATTTCGCTCGCGTCCCCACGATACCACACACGGTTTCGCATACAGTTCACGTCAAAGCTCGCGGTCTCCCTTATCGTGATGTTCTGGCCTGTTGCCGGCTGGATCTGCAGCCAATGCCGTATCATGTCGCGCACCCTCTCTCCAATCTTCACGCTGTTCCTCCTATCCGGTCCTTGAACGGGAGCCACGCATACTGTCCGCTGTTGATGCAATGGTCGTTCCCGTCTTCCGGCTCGTATTTGTCCTCTTTCCAGCTGTACACGTTGAGCTCATCAATAAGCGGCCGGCACGCTTCGCGCACCAGCAGATAATATCCCTGCGCCATCCACCCGGCCTGCAGGTTGATGCGGTCGATAATCTTCGTCTTCTTCCAGGCGTCCAGATAATTGTACACACTGCCATGCAGCTGCTTGTACTTCCGGCACTCCAGCAGAGTGGCCTGGTCGGCGCTGTCCACAAAAGCGTCGCGCGCAAATCCCCACCGGCTCCGGTTCGCCTCCAGGAATTGTTCAAACAGCGGCGGGATGTCGCTTGGCGTCAGCGGGCGGGACAAGTCGCGGTTGTTGTACACGCGCACGTCCAGCCCCACCAGGCGCCGGCATGTGGTAACGCCCCAGAAGGTAAACGCAAACGTGTCCGCCGAGTTCTGGCTGTAAGCCGTATCAAGCCCCGCTGTAAACAGCAGATACTTAAATTGCCGCGCCTGCTGCACCGTGATAAGGCTTTTGTCCTCTAAGTTGAACACCAGCCCTGTGGCCCGCCCGCGCAGGCCAAGAATCTTGTTTTTATACAGCTTTGTGCCGGGAGGAACCATGCTGATGATCTTCTCGACTTTATCTGTGGAAAGCCCGGCATTGTGCTCAAAAGAAAAGAACCAGTGCACCCATCCCTGCTTGGGTTCACGGTTCAAAAGCTCCAATATTTCACGCGGCGTGTCGTTCTCCCATTCCGGCATAGGCCGGCTGTGGTTGATGTATTCCTCGTACACGGGCAGGCCCGGGTCGTCCGGGTTCAATGTAGCCAGCAGATAGTCGCAGCGCATGGACGCCTCCCGCACAAAATCCATGTCCGCAATGTTTATTTCGTCAATATACAAACATCCGTACTGTCCGCCCAACGCCTTTTTCCAGCGCGCCTTGTCCGCGTAGCCAAGCACATAAATCTTCTTGTCCTCGTCCGTGGTATGGAGTATCAAATGCGCCATACGGTCGTCGCCGCGTCCGCTGGGCCAATACTCCACCAATCCGCCGAAGTCATCCAGGATGCCAAGTTCCTTTGTGATAATGTTCTTTTCGATGGTCCCCTGATCCAGGCCGCTCAAAACATGGATGCGCTTCTCGCTCTCCGCACACCGGAGAATAAATTTGAACAGCCCCACGGTCGTTTTACCTGCGGCCGTCGTGCCTTCCAGAAACTCCACCGGCGCCGTGCAGCGCAGGAATGCCTTATACTTCTCCGAGAGGATCAGGTCAGCCATCCGGCGGCCCGCCTCTCAGCTGCGCGAGGATGCCGTCCAGTTTGCCTGTGTCCACCTTCGCGGCCACTTTCAGCCGGTCCTCGAACATGCCCAAATGCTTGCCCAATAGCTCAAGAGCACGCAGCGCGCCCTTGCTATCGAATGTGTATTCCCCTATAGACTCGCCGGTCATATCAAGTACAGGCACAGGCTTCGAACATCTTTCAAGCGTATCCAGTAGCCTCAGCACAACAAAGTCTGTCGATACCGCCAATCGTTCCACCTGTTCGCGCTGCAGCTCTCGTACGCGCGCAAGAACCTCGGCATTTCTCAGCATCCGACTAGCCTGATTTGCCGCGTTTTTCTCGCTATACCCAGCCCGGATAGCAGCTTGCGTACCGTTGTAGTCGACAGCGTATTCAGCGCAGAAGTGTTCTTGCTTTGCGGTCATTGGACCACCCTCTTTTCTACAAATGTATGATATAATGACAATGAGGTGAGATGCATGTTTTTTAATGAAGTTACCGCACACGAGATATATAAAACGATATACTCTTGGCTTTGTAGCCAAACACCAGGTGAATATCAGACAAAATCCTCGTTAAAAAATTATAGCAACAAAATTTGTATGCCTATTATAAAACAAGTTCAGCAAATAAGAGCCTTTGAGCAAATCACTGAAACACAGGAGGAATTTCTTTCTGAGGTGTTGTACACAGGTCTCATATTCCGAATCCAACAATACTACAAACGAAGGGTCGCCCATGTTTGCCCCTTGCCTTTTTATCAGTCTTGGTCTAAGAGCTTAGAAGGGCTTCAACAGGTGTCAAACCTATCTGGAGACGTTATTCTTTTAGAAGGTCACGCTACTGATGCCATTGATGTGTTCGGACTACTTCATTTCTTTTGGAAGAATCGTTTGTTAAACGGTATCCCATCGCATATGCCGATTGAAAATCTCTTGCGGTACGAGCAAGAGCAAGAAGT